GGTGTCGCACTCAAACTTCTTCTGAGAAGCAGTCAGGTTGAAGGAAGTATGGGTCTCGTCATAGATGGTGCTCTCGGGCTCGACAACCACATAGGGATCAGCAACCTTGGTCTCCTTGGAGCCGATGGTGCCGGCATAGGTGTCGATCACGCAGATGGTAACGGCGTTGTCATCTCTGTTATAGAAGACCTCGACGTTGGTGCCGTTGGCAACCAGCTTATCGTTAGCGCTGGAGCTGGCGATCTTCAGAGTGTTGCTCTTGGAAACGCTGACGTTCTTAGCGGGTTCACCGTTGTAGAAGACCTTAGCGGCAGAGTCCTTCTGAGTCATGCCCAGATCCTTGTAGATGTCACCCAGCTCGACGTTCTTGGTGTAGGTCACGTCAGCCTTATCAGCATAGGTGCCGATCTTGTCGCCCTTGTTGGTCCACTTGGTAGCGGGACGAGAGAACTCATCGGTGGTCTCGGACTTGACCAGCTTGTTGAAGTACTCCTCAGCGAACTGGACATAGCCGTCGCCGCCCTTCTTGCCGTCGATGTTGCCATCGTTGATAGCAGAGCTGCCCCAACGCTTGGACTTAGCGTCGGAGGTATCCTTGATGGTGATGTTGCCGACGATGACGGTGGAGTTCTTCTCGTACTCGACCATGTCAGCCTGCAGCATGTTGAAGGCATACAGGCAGGCCTCTTCACGGGTCACAGCCTTGACGCCGTTGAAGTCGCCGGACAGGCCGTCAGCCAGGCCAGCGTTCAGAGCGCGCTTGCCGACAGCGATGGACCAGTTGGGGCCGGTGTAACCCTCGCGGGAAGCATCATAGCCCAGAGCGCCCAGCAGCATCTTCATGAACGCATAGCCGGTCAGGGAGTTGGCGGGCTTGAAGGTGCCGTCAGCATAGCCGGAGATGATGCCGGCCTTCTGGCAGTAAGCGATGTAGCCAGCGAAGGTGTTGTTGGTGGGAACGTCCTTGTAGGGAGCGGCGTCGGCCACCAGAGCGCCAGCGGTGGTGGGGCCAAGGATCAGGTTGCAGATGATCTTGGCGGCAGCGCCACGGGTCAGGGTGGCGGTGGGACGGAAGTCACCTTCGGCATAACCGGAGATGACATTCACAGCGGACATCACGTCGACAGCTTCTTTGTACTGGATCTTGGTGCTGTCGCTGAAGTCCTTGGCACCGGCAGAGACGGTGACCAGAGACATGGTCATCACCAGAGCCAGTACCAGAGAAAGGAACTTCTTCATGGGGTTTCCTCCTTTTGAATTTCTCCCTTTGCGGGAGTTTGTTTTTGCAAGTCAGGCGTTCGCGTTCCGCCCCGATTTACATATCGTGGCTAGCCTACCCAATATCTGAATCGGGACTTCGGGCGATAACCTTCCTTGCAGGATATACTTTAGCACTGCTTTTTTCGACTGTAAATAGGTTTTGGGGTTCTGTAACAAAACCGTAATGAGAATGGTCGTTTTGCGGAAGGTTTTCGGTGAGTTGTTGCGGAAGCGTGATGTTATGGGGTATTTCCCGGCAGTCTGTAACGTTTCCCAACCAATTCCAGCTCTCCCCTGTCCACCATTCCTTTTAATATGTGTGTGGCCTGCTTGGGGTCGATTTTCAGCTGCTCCGCAAGGGCCTGACGGCCCGCTATGCCTTCTTTTTGCAGATAGGCTTGCAGAATGGGCAGGTAGTCTTTCTCCGCCACGGCGTTTCCGGCGGGATAGTAGCGGACGCCCACGCGGGTGAGCCGCCCTGCCTTGCTCAGGCGGTTCAGGTGCTCCCACGCCGTTCCGGGCGCGACATGGAGCAGAGATGCCGCCGTGTCCCGGAGGAGGTAGCCCTGTTCTTCCGCGCCCCGGAGGAGGACGTCCTCCATCTGCTTGTTGTGGGCCCAGACGGAGAGAGACCGGAGACTGAACCCCTCCAAGCCGCCCCGGATCATGGCGGTGCGGCACAGGACGGACAGGCGGGACTGGTCGATGGGGTTGCCGGTGGCGGGGGCGATGAACACGCGATCGGTGGGGGCGTCTTTCTGCCGTGCCCGGACGTCGGACAACAGGCGCTGTGTCCGGGCGCCCATGTCGATGTCGTGGTCGGGAAAGCGGATCAGGCCAGTTTGCAGATCGATCTGATCCCACGTCAGGGCGAGGATCTCCCCCGGCTGCATGGCTAATTTCCAACACATCCAGATGGCAAGGCCCGCGGTGGAGCTGCCCTCCTGCTGGACGATGCGCCAAAGGCTGTATTCCGTATCGTCACCTCCGGTCTGGGGGACGTCCGGCTGGGGGGCATCCTCCCATAGGGCAGCGGGAAAAATGCCCCGGAGACTGCCCACCGCCATGCCGCTGACACGGGCGGCATAGGCCCAGCCGCTGGCCTTGATCTGGCGGACGATCCAGTCCCGGCGGAGATCTTTCAGGGAGACGTCCTGCCCCTCGCTGTCCAAGGCGATCTTCGCCAGACGGGAGACGTTTTCCGGCGTCATGGGCTTTTTGCCCCGGTCCGCAATAAGGACACGGTCGGACAGCTTGCGATACCGGGCATAGCGCTCCCGCAGGCAGTCCGCCACGGAGGGCTCCAGAGGGACGGTGCGGTCCGGGAGCAGGATGCTGCCGCCGTCCAAATCCACCTGATCCCAGGTGAGTTCGTTCAGTTCCTTGCGGCTCAGGCCCTCCTGCCACGCAAGGCGGAGGATGACGCCCTCCGGGCTGTATGGGTGACGGGCGAGGATGCGGAACATAGCCGCTTCGTCCGGTTTTTTCAGTTCTTCTGCTGGCATGGATACCTCCTGTTGCGCCGAGGGAAAGTCGGCGTGAGTCTCACGTGAGTTTTGTCCGAAATCAGCCCTCCATAAAGCAGGAGAAGGCCGGGTAGTAGCGAAGGGAAATGGGCTGGCCCAAGGCGGCAGAGCGGTTTTTCAGGATCTTCAGCTCCAATTCCCGGGGGTCCTTCCGCTTTTCCTCGTCGATCTGGAATCCGGGACGGCCTGCGCCACGGGCCTGCAAACCCAGCAGCACGTCGGCGGAGTAGTCGATGCCGCCGGATTCCTTGAAGGCGTTCATGGAAACCTCAAGGTTGTAGTTCTCCCGGTTGAAGGAGGAGATGGCGAACACGGTCAATTCGTACTGACGGGACATTTTTTTCAGGGCGCAGACGATGCGGTCCAGGTTCTGCTTGTCGGTGAAGTGGACATCCACCGGGGCGATGATCTGAAGGTAGTCGATGAGCACCATCGGCTTTTCGCCGGTCTCGGCGATGTGGCGGGCCACCTCGCTCTGGATGTAGTCAAGGCCGGTCTCGTGGTCCCCCTCCCGGAAGTAGATGTGTCCGGCGTAGGCGGCGTAGGCGTCCCGGGCGGCGTCCAAGTGGGCCTTTTCCTGGGTGGTGTACTGGCTCCACCGTCTGCCGTCCAGCACGCCGCGAGCGGTCTTGGCCATGCGCCGCCGGGCGGAGGTGTCCAGCAGGAAGCTCTCCCGGGAGATGGAGCGGGCCATCAGCTCCCACGCCATCATTTCCAGGGAGAACACCAGCACGTCCCTCCCCTGCTGGGCCAGTTGGTCGGCCATCTGCATACAGAAAGCGGTCTTGCCGAGAGAACTGACCGCGCCGATGACGTACAGGCCGTCGTACAAGCCGCCGTCCAGGGCCTCGTCGACCTTGGGAAAGCCGGTTTTCAGGGGTGGGCGGGCGGCCTGCTTTTGGATGTAAGCAAGGAAATCCTCCATGCGGCCAGCCGCCGAGGTCTCCTTGTAGGGGGGCGGCTGGCTGGCCGCCCAGTCGGCGGCGCACTGGGCGAGGAAGCGGGCGGTCTCGTCCCGGTCATGGCAGAGGGATTCGTTGAGATCCTTGCCGTAGGGCACGGGGGGACAGCGGTAGAGCCACGGAAATTCCGCCGTCAGCGCCGCGGCCCACGTCTCCCCTGCCGGATCGCTGTCCGTCAGCAGCAGGATGGGTGCGGGCTTGGGCAGCGTCCGCAGGAGGGCGGCGGCCTTCTCCCGGTTGCCGGAGCCGTTGAGGGCGGCGGCGCGGTAGCCCAATTCCTCGGCGGAGAGGGCGTCGAAGGTGCCCTCAAGGAGGAAGATGACGTCCCCCTCCCCTGCCCCGATCAGCAGCTCCGGCTGGAACAGCGGCGAGGGACGGCCCTTTTCGTTGAGGTAGCGCTTTTCGGAGACAGCCCGGCGAACGCAGCGGCCATCCTCACAGGGAAGCACCACGCAGTCATGCTTGGGATCGTAGCCTAAGCGGAAGCGGGTGACGGTGTCTGCCGACAGACCCCGCTGGGTGAAGTAGGGGGTCTCCTCCCGGTGGGCGAAGCAGTTCGAGAGATAGGAGGAAGAAAGAGGTTCTTCGCTGAAAAAAGACGGGGCGCAGCCCCCGATCCCCTCCTCCCCCCCGTGAGGAACGGCCCGCTCCGCGGGACGGTTCGTTATGCGGGAGGTATCGGCGGCGCTGAAGGAGACGGAACGCCTTGCGGAGCCGTCCCCGTACCGTTCGCTGGCAAGGGAAAGGGCGTCTGCCGGGGAGGAGAGGTTGTTGTCGAGGGCGAGGAGGTCGAAGAGGTCGTAGTCCGCGCCGCAGGCAAAGCAGTGAACTTTGCTACGCTTGGGATCGAAGCCCATGGAGGGGTCCCGGTCAAGGTGGGACGGGTTCAGACAGCGGAACCGCTTGCGGGGATCGATGCCCCGGTCATAGAGGTAGTCGATGATCCGGGGACGGAGAGAGTCGAAGGTGTCGGGCATGGAACGTCTCCTTTCTGGGTCTGATCAGGAGTATTGTAGCATACCGCCCCGGAGACCGGCGAAGCGGTCCGGGGCAGTAGTATATCTTAATATATCAATAAGGGGAAAACGGGAGAAAAAGGTGGGGTGGGAAAAAGTTAGAAAAATTGGGAATAAAAAGTTAATTGTCTCCAAAAATGTGAGTATAGAAGTGAACGAAAGTGGGAAAAATGGGAGGGGCGGAAAGGCGGGGACTGCACGGGGGGAAGTGGTTGTTTGCACGGGTCGAAGTCGGCGCTGCACGGGGGGAAGTTGGAATCGGACAGGGAGAATAGGGGGATTGTGGACGGTTTTCTCCACGGTGAGGGCGTTTTGAGGTTGTTTTTCAGGGAAAACGGCCCAAAAATGGGTTCCCTGTGGAGAAGTGGACGTCGGTTTCTGCACAATGGCCCGGAACGGGCGGTTTTTCGGAAGGGAGTTCAGACGTGGTTTCGTGCAGACCGTCCCCGTCAGTCTTCGGCCTTCGGCGCTTTTTTGTGGGAGGTCTTCCCTTTCAGCTGCTTGGCCGCCCGGGTCTTGTCCAGTTTCTGGATGTAGTCCCAGAGGGTCTGGTCGATGCCCACGTTCATGCGGCCCGCCAGAAAGGTGTTAATGTCGTCATAGTCGAAGTCCATATGGATGGAGCCGTTGGAAATGCTCTCGATCTCCTCCACCGCCTTGTTGAAGGGGCGGATGATGGCCTCGTCATAGTTGCGGTTTTTGACCTCCTCCTTGGTGGGCAGGCCGATGTAGTGGATGATGTCGTCGATCTTGATGCGGAAGCTGCCGTTTTCGTCGATGGGGGCTTTTCTGGCCCGGTAGAACAGGTAGAAGGCCAGACGGTAGCTGTTTTCCGAGAGGTGGCCCATCCAGTCCGGGATCAGCTGGTAATACTGGGTCAGGAAGTGGCGCACGTTTTCCGCGAAGGAGATATGCACCTCGCCGGTGTACTTTTTGATGTAGGCTTCCGTGGCGAGGTGAGTGATGTAGAAGGATTCAAAGTACTTTTTGAAGGATTCGGCGGTGATCTTCATGCCGGTGATGGCCTGCATGTCTTTTTTCAGCTGGCGGTAGGCCGCGTCCCGGCTTTTCAAGCCCGCCCACGCCATGTATTCCTCGATGGAGAAGGTGGCGGTGTTGTTCCGCCAGTTGTCGGCGTTGCCCCGCATCAGGGTGTAGATCAGCAGGCGGTGGGCCGTCCAGCTGAGGTTTTTCGTGTAGGCTTCCACCGCTTCGAAGATGAGGGTCATTTCGTAGTCCTTGTTGCGGTAGCGGATGTTCTGGTTGCCGTAGGCGTCCGGCTGATCGTAGGTGACGGTGATGCCGTTGGACGCCGGGTGGAACTCCCTCCCCCGCTTCATGTTGGCCCACACGCCGCAGATGAAGTAGGTGGCGGGGCTGTTGCCCAGAACGTCGTATTCCTGCACCCGCTCCGCCACCGTGGTCTCGAAGATGTCCAGCAGCGTGGAGGCGAAGGCCACGCTCTCCGGCGCGGCTTCCGCGATGACGGCGGACACGGCTTCCGGATCGGAGAGGGCACGGGTTTGCAGGTAGGTGTCCATAATGGGGTAGATGTCGGAGAAGTCGTAGGTGTTCAGCTGGTTGCGGAACTTGCGGGGGTTTTCCTGCTCAAGGGGCTTGAGCTTGCGGTAGACGGACAGCATTTCCTGAAACTGCTCCGTTTCCAGAAAACGCAGCGGCTCGTCCCGGAGCTGATCCATGGGCGCGGGATCCTGAGGCATGGCAAGGCCCTCCTTTGAAAAAGAGTGTTTTTTCGAGAATAGTGTAGCATAAAAGGGGGAAAAAGCAAAGAAAAAGTTCGTTTGTTACAAAAATGTAAAGAAAAGGAAGGGCGACGGCCGCTCCCCTGCTCCGCGTGGGGCGAACGGATGGGCGATACGCGGACAAAACTCACGTGAGTTTTTCCGATTTTAAGTGCGGGTGCCGTTGATGATCTTGCGGATCTGGCGCTCGCTGAGACGGAACTGAGCCGCCAGCGCCCGGTAGTTGCAGCCGTTGAACCGGGCGCGGATGTCCCGGTCACGGGCGTTGCGCTCCAGAGATTCCCGCTTGGGGATGTACAGGCTCTGTCCGCCGCACAGCAGCGTCAGCTGGGTGAAGGCCTCAAGGCCGATGGCCTCGGCAATGTCCCGGTATTCCTCGGGAATGTCGCTCATGGGGACGGGACGGGCGGTGTTTAAGTAAGGAATGGTCATAGATGGACTCCTTTCGTTCGTAAAATAATTGGACAAGTCTCACGTGAGTTTTTTACAGGTGCAGGCCGGACAGGTTCGCCGTCCGGGACTGCTTGCGGGCCAGCGTGCGGGCGCCCTCCAGCGCATCCGGGCCGTCGTCGTGGGCGCCCAGGGGAAACTGGGAAAGCTGCTGCAAAAGCAGCGTCTGATCCCGGCGAAAGAGAATGTAGCCGTTTTTCACGTCCGGCTGTAACGTCTCTACCCGCATGGTCTTATCCTCCGTGGAGCGGACGCCCTGAATGGGCAGATACAGGCCCTGACGGGCGGATTCCCGGGCAAGCTGCTCCTTTAAGAACCACTGGAACTGGTTGGTTTCCGCGCCGAAAAGGGCGTAGCCTCGGCCGGTTTCCCGGCGGAGCAGGCGCTCCTTTTCCAGAATGTCGGCGATGATGCGATCCGGGTGGCGGCGCTGGATGTCCGCGTCCCAGACGTAGGAAAGGCCCGTGTTCCGATCCACCGCCAGGGTGACGATGGCGGAATAGTCGCTGGAGGCGGTGCGGCCCAGAGAGGGGTCGCAGTAGCCGTAAAACCGGAAGTCGGCGGCGCGGAAGTCCACCTCGGCGGGGTTGTAGTACCGGAACCACTGGGCGGAGAACAGACAGGCGGCTGGGTCGATGGGCTGGTTCTGCATTTCCGAATTGAAGGCGGCGTCTCCCTCCGTCAGCCGCATGAGCCGTAGATCGTAGTAGCTGAGTTTTTCCGGCCAGAGGACCTTGGAGCCTGCCAGCATTTCCTTGCGGTGCTTGAAATAGAAGGCGTGGGCGGTTTTTTCCCGGTCAGGGTCGGTGAGGTCTGAGGCGAGACGCTCCCAGTCCGTCCACAAAGGGGAGGGCGCGTCGGATAGGACGGCCCGGTATTTCCGGCTCTGGAAGCCGGGGTTTTCCAGCAGGCCCGCCAGAAGGGAATCGTGGTGCAGGATGGTGCCGATGA